TCGCCTTGCTGAAGAAGACTGATTTCAAAATCGAAAACTGATTTTCATTGGCGGGAAAAAAATTTTCCGCCAATTTTTTTGTCTAAAAAGTTCAACCAGTTTTCTTCAATCTATCTGAAATAAAATTACTTGATTGAGTATATGTATTCTTCTTTTTGAAATCAGTTACAAATGCTTCTAAGTACCTTGGCTTTAGTAAGTATATCTGTCTTTTTTTCTCATTCTCTTCAACATAATGTTCAATTATTGTAACTGGTCTGCATAATTCATTACCATTTTTAGTTACAACTTGACCATTGATATTCAATTTGTGTGTTGTATTATAAAAGGTTTCATCTACATGTAATCCTTCTGGATATGGACCATATTCATAAGTTTCGTAGTGATGGATAGTTCCATATGGATCATCAAATTCTTTTTCAAGTACTTTTGATAAAGTATAATTAGTCATTGGCCAATCATATAAAGCGTTGACCATATTATTAGTTAAAAGTATTACCCAATCATAATATTGATTGCCATACAATTCGTATGCTAGTGTGTCTGGTTTGTCCTGATCTCTGATAGCATATTTTGTAAAGACAGTAGCGTATGAAAAAATATCATCATTGATTTTAAATCTTCTGAAGAAATTTTTAGCAGTGACCACATCAGATTCTGAAAAAGGAAATCTGATAGGTTTTTCGTCGTATGTAATGTTGGGAACGATTGAAAAAAACATCAGTAATACTCCGCTTCTTCTGAGAATATAAGTTTTGTTTCTAAGAACGTTAGATCTAAAGTATAAGCAACCATTCTGCCATCCTGAGTAGTTGCATAAACACCATCTGGTGTGAAGTTCACACTCATTTCAGACAAGGCACATCTCTTATACTGTGGTACATGCATGTTTGGTTTAGCACCGCTCATAAATGTTACTTGTACGAGCTTTGGAACTTTGACATAACTACTTTGCCATGCGCCAGTCAGATCGCTTGGAATAGCTCCTGCTCCTGGTACGAGACCTGTTGCTGCTAAACCTCCAGTAACAAGAAGTTGTGATGTGCTAGCAATTCTTTTAGAAGCTCCAGAAAATGTAGGAAGCATTGCTTTTTTGAAAGTTGTGATTATTTTTTCAATATTATTAGCTTCTGTTGCATTTCTGGGAACCAACTTAAATTTTAAACTAAACCCTCTCATTTCTGGTTTTGAATAAAGGAGTTCAACGTTTGGGTTTTCAATTATTCCTCTTGTTCCACCAAGTATTTCGTCTGATGAAACTGTCTCGCCAGTTGCTTTATATACAGCGTCTTGAACTCCTTTTACCATTGAAGTACTGGCAAAAGAATTAATTGCTTGTCCTGCAGAACTCGCTCCTTCCATTATTCCACTCAAAGCATTTGATTGACCAAATGTTCGCATTGCATTTGCACCACCATTACTGAAGGTATGTCCAGCCCATTGACCCTTGTATGCTGCTCCAATATCTTCTGGCATATACAGCATAATTTGTGGAAGTCCTTCGACTTTTCCATAATCTAAGGCACCATTTTTTTCTGACCAATATGCCTTTGCACTAGCAGGTTCTCCAGAAAAGTTTGCAAGTGGATTTATAATTGCTTCTGATGATGCATTGTATCTATCTATTGCTCCTTGCCCAACACCAGTGTTTTGAGAGAACGGTGGAATATACTCCCAGAAATCAAAGAGCACATAATCAGTATCTGGTGTAATTCCAGGATTTGATGGGTAACGTAATGAATTTGCAAAGTCTGGTTTTGCATCTCCATAATTTTTTCTTCCAATACCACCAATATTGCTGCTTCCTACAGTAAATCTCAAACTATCTTTTGCTTCTCTGGGATCTGATAAACCATCTTTTGCTGGTTTAAATTGAGATGCTTTTATAGAAGTGTTTGCTGTAGTATTGAAAGCATTTTTTTGTACTTGACCAGTACCGTATGTGGTTTCTGCCATTTATTTACTCATCTCCCTGCTTTTCTTTGTTCCATATCCTTTGATGATCCTGTGTGCTGTGATTTTGTCATAATATTTGTCAAGTGTTTCTTTCCAAACTTCTTCTTTGTTGATAGGAAATTTGACACCATTCACATCTTTCACAAAATCTTCTGTTGGCAGAAGAATAGCAGTGTCCCACTCAGCAGAGGCTAAATCAATATACAGTCCGTTGACGTGATCGCTTATATATTTATGGAAACATACTTTGGGCATCTCGATCTTTCCTTCCATCAACTTCTTGATGCAAAGTATCCTTTTCTTGATTGGTAGATAGTGTAAATTAGCTCCCCAAAATTCTTCTTTGGTGGATTTGATAACATAAACAAGAGGAAACCTATCATAATAGGGTAACCATTTCATCTTTGCTTTGTATTCAAACATGTAGAGGTGACCTTCAACAACAAACTTTCTAAGTTCGTTTTGATCTTGTTCCTTTGCTACTCCAGTACGATCCCTCTTTTCATCCAGAACATATTTGTCAAAATTTTTCTTGTATTTTCCTGCTTCTGACTTGACAGCGGAGAGATACCAACTATAACTTTTCTTTTCTCCACCAGTTTTTTCTGTTACACGTTCAAATAAAGTTTTGTATCCTGGATCTTTATTGACTTTATTCCTTTGTATTTCTTTAAATCCTTGTGCCATTGCTATACTCCTAAATGGTCTTCGGTGAGTATTAAGAAGTTCATCTGCCTGTCTTCACAATACTCACGGGCGGCGGACCATTTAGCTTGGTTCTTTACAAAAGTTAGTGCAGCATTACGATAGGCAGCAGTTTTTCTATTTGCGTCATTTGGTGGTAGTGTTTGTCTTTTGGGTTTGATTTCAATAATATACTTGGAGATCTTTCCATCCTTTTCACGAACCTTGATATAGAAATCTGGATAGTATCTCCTCACTTTACCATCGGGAGCACGATAAGGGATGATTATCTCCTCGCTCCCCCATTCTATTATTGATGGGTTGTTATCACAGAACACCATGAACTTTCGTTCCCATAGCGACCTATAGATAACACGAGTTGGGTTGCCACGATACTTGCCAGGATTTACAGGTTTGTATAACCCAGAGTATGCCATAAATATAGTTGGACCAACATAGGTATTTAGTGTGTCAATCAACGGTTTTATTGGTGCTATTGCTAGCTATGGCGGAATGTCATCTAGTAACAATTTTCTTGTAAAAATTGTTAAACCACCAGTTGAATATCAAAATCTAGAACAAGTTGTTAGTTTGTTTTGTAGTGAAGCTCAACTACCTAATGTGACAACTGCAACTGGCACTACAAATGGATTGTATCTTGGATCTGGACAAATACAATATCCACACACTAGAGTATATTCACAGATACAGTTGGGATTTTTATTGGATGCTAATCTATCAGCATTGAAATTTTTTAATAAATGGCATGATTGGATTTTTAGTGGACATGAAACTGAATACACAGATCAGGAAAAAAATCTTGGATTGGAAAAAATGACGGGTCTTGGTACTGTAAGACCAAGAATGGAAAATAGACCTATCAGAGTTAGATATAGAGATTCGTATACATCAACCATATTAATTAGTAAGACTGAAATCGGTCCCAATGCTCCCAATCAAAGAGTTCCAATAACATATGTTTTAGAGCAAGCATATCCAGTTGCTATAGATGCCATTCCTCTTGCTTATGGACCTTCTCAATTAACATCAGTAACTGTTCAACTGTCGTATGCAAGACATTATACAGTTTCAAATGATATAAGATCTGTTGTTGGAACTCTTTCTGGGATGTACAAGGGCAAGGCTAAAAAAGATGTGGAACAAAAGGTGGTTCCTGGTTCCAAAAAGTAATTTTCAATTCCGCAAAATCGGAAAAAATTTTTCCGCCAAAAAATCGCTCCAAAAGTCGAGATAAATATACATATGATCTGGTCTAAACATAATGGCATTACCACAGGTTGCTCATCCAACATATGAGCTAGAAATTCCATCTTCTGGGAAAACACTAAAATATCGTCCATTTCTTGTAAAGGAAGAAAAGGTATTATTGTTGGCTCTAGAATCAAATGATGAAAAACAGATTGAAAATGCTGTAAAAAATCTCTTAAAGGGATGCATACAAACAAGAGGCATTAAAGTAGAAGAAATGCCAATGTTTGATTTGGAATATATTTTTCTGAATATCCGTGCTGTATCGGTTGGCGAAGTAGTTGATATGACCGTTACTTGTAGGGATGATAATACTACAACAATACCTTATAAGTTAGATTTAACTAAAATTAAAGTTACGAAACCAGAAGGTCATAGCAATAAGATTATGATTTCTGATAATATGGGATTTATTATGAAATACCCATCATTTCCAGACTTTGTAAGAAATTCAATTATTGGAAAACCTGCAACAAACGATAATATCTTAGAAATCATCGCTTCTTGCATTGATCAACTATTTGATGGTGATGATGTCTATGATAGTTCAACAACTACGCAAAAAGAATTCACTGAATTTTTAGAAGGTCTTACAAATTTGCAATTGGAGAAATTACAAGAGTTCTTTAGTGATGTACCAAGACTTGAACATACTTTCTCACTGAAAAATCCAAATACTGGTGTTGAATCAGAATATACAATTACGGGTCTAGCAAATTTTTTCGGATAGCACTCTTCCATAATAGTATGGAAGGGTATTACAAGACCAATTTTGCCTTGATGCAACACCATAAATATAGCTTGACTGAGATTGAAAATATGATGCCTTGGGAAAGGCAAGTATATGTAACTCTGTTGATGCAGTATCTAGATCAAGTTAAACAAGAACAAGCACAAGCAGCAAGGGCATAATGGGAGCTTTTACATTTGCACCACAAGGTCACGGAGAGGCCAGTAATAAACTTCTAAATGATCTTGTAAAAAAAGGTCTGAAAAAGCTTCTTGAGAATTATACTGGAAAACAAAAAGGTGGATTAGTACCTACCAAAAAAGGTGCTATGCAAACCGACAATGTGGAAGGTGTAAATGTTACGGATATTACTGATAAAAAACCTGTACAAAGAATACTTGGTGCTGGAAAAAATACAGGTTTGCTTGGTCAAGGAAAAAATGCAATTGTTAAATCCGAAACACGAGCACTTCCTCCAGGTGGACCTAGGTTACCTGGAAACCCAAATATTGGCGGTGGAAAGGGTGGAGGTTTTGTAAATATTCCTGGTATTTCTGCCCCAGCAACTCCATTAAATGCAGATGCATTTTTCAAACAAGCACAACAGGGAGTTGGAACTGCTGGAGAATATTTGTCACCAGAGCAGAGAAAAAGTTTGTTCGCAAAATCTAAACAAATGCGAGCAGATGAAAATGGACCAGAAATATCAAGAGATAGTGGTGTTGACATAGTATCTGCTGTAAATAAAGTTACGGAAGCAATTGTTAAGTTGTCTGAAGAGACAAAATCTACTGGTAGTGACAATACAAAACTTCTCAATCGAATTGGATCTTCAATAGACAAGGGAAATACAGATAAGAAAAAGCAAATTGCTGGATCTTTAAGTCCAGAAAATCATCGCAAAAAACAAGAACAGAGACAACAACAACTAGCTAGAACGATACAAACAGAGACACCATTTGTAAGACAAAGACCTAGTTTTCAGTCTTCTGGCGGTGGGTTGCCAGTATCTGATATATTTGATACTTACAAATCCTTGAGATCTGGTGGAAAATCAACTACTACTCTTGGAAGTAAAAATAGTAATTTAGCAAGAGGATTATCAGCAAAAACTGTTCCTCTTGGAGGTGCTGCTGGTGGACTTGCTGGTGATGTTGCACAAAGGGGATTGACTGCATTATCTAAACCAGCTCAAAAAGCAGGAGCAAAAGGAATTGAGAAAGGTTTGGTTAAAGGAGCAGAAAAAATAGGATTGAAGAAAATCCCAGGAGTTGGATTATTAGCTGGTGCTGGTTTTGGAATTGAAAGGTTGCTCAGAGGTGATTTGTTGGGTGCAGTTGGGGAGATTGCATCTGGCGCCGCATCCACTGTTCCTGGAATAGGAACTGGCATTTCTCTTGGTATTGATGCCGCATTGATGGCAAAAGATACTTTACAACCAGAAGCAGCATTTGCCACTGGAGGCATTATAAATCAACCAACTACTGCGTTGATGGGTGAGGGTGGAAAAGCAGAAGGTGTATTCCCACTGGAGGGAAGTGAGGGTAAAAAAACCTTTGAAAATTTTGGTAAAGGTTTACTAGATGCACAAAAACAAAATCCAGATTTGTCTGCAAGAAATGATGCTAAGGGATTGACAGAATTCTTTGATAAACAGAGAGGATTTCAAAGATTAGTTGATTTGATGAAAGAAGCAGGTATTGGATCTGGCGGTGGTGGTGGAGGAGAACAACAACCACCAGGACAAGGAGAGGATTATCAAGCCACTGGCGATGAACAGCAAATGACTGAAGCGTTGATTGCTGGTGAGGAAGGAGTTCGTTTAGATGCATACCAAAATTCTGGAGATGTTCCTACAATAGGATATGGACAAACCAGATTGGATGGAAGAGCAGTAAAATTGGGAGATAAGATAACAAAAGAGCAAGCTGTTGGTGGACTTAGATCGAATATTTCTAGTCATAGAAATGTAGCAATTAAACAAGTTGGTGCTGATCAATGGGCAAAACTTGATCCCAAAGCAAAAGCAGTTTTAACCTCACTTGCTTATAATTACGGACATGTTCCAAGTGTTGCGCTTACTGCGGCAAAAACTGGAGATACCGCTAAAATTGCTGACGCTGTGGAATCATTGAGTGTCTCAGGAACTCAAGGATATGATTCTAGATTAATAGGAAGAAGAAAAAGAGAAGCTGAATTTATTAGAACTGGAACTTCTTCCAGATTAGATAAAGATTTTCTAGCTGGTGGAAAATTGGCAGCACCATCTAGTGGTCCTATGCTTGGTGCAGGAGCTTCTGGATCTGGTGGTGGTACTGCGACTGCTTTATCGAATGCTGCTCAATCTTTGAAGGGAATGGATACATCCAGGGGTCCAGATGGAGGAAATAATGCATGTGTTTGGTCGGTAAATCAGGTTTACAAAAAAGCTGGAATTAGACCACCATGGGGCGATGCACTTAGGGTATCGAATGCAGAAGCTGCTATGAAAAGAGATGGTTATTTTCAGGTTCCAGAAAATCAAAGGCAACCAGGAGATATTTACATTGCTAGAGATAATCATGCAACAGAACCTCAAACACATATCGGTGTTGTTGTTCCAGGTGGTGACATTCTTTCAAATTCAAGTAGCAAAGCTAAATTTGCTTGGCAAGGACCACCTTCCCAGTATGAAGCAGAATATGGAAGAAAGGGAGTTTTTTATAGGATGCCAGGAATGGCGGGAAGAGATGCTAGAGTTGCTGGAAAACCTGGATCGAGAGGTGGAGCTGCTTTACCACCAGCTGGTGCTTCTCCATCTTCAGCACAAGCACTTGCATCTGCAAATAGAAGTAATGGTCAAGCACTAGCAGCAAGTTCGGCACAATATACTGCTATGGGTCTAACTACTGGCGGTGGTGGAAATAATATCTACAATATTGCTGGAGGAAGCCCTGGTGGTGGATATTCTGGTGGATCTAATCAATATCCAACTGGAGTATCTGCTACAGCGGTATCTCCTTGGTGGACACAGGTATTGCCAGCTAGACTGTGAGGTAAATTATGTCAGCAGAAGTACAAAGCGCAACAGATTTTCGTATTACTAGTTTGGTTATTTCTAGACCAGACGGATCAAACCCCCTGGCAATTTCAAAAATTGCTGCAGAGTTTTCATACATTGAAAATATCAAGTATCCTTGTGTGATGGGAACTCTTGTCTTAGTTGATAGTGCTGGACTATTAAATAGACTTCCAATACAAGGTGGAGAAAACGTAAAGATTAGGTTGAAGACGGCAGTTTCAAAGAATGAAGTTGAACTGAATATGAGAGTTTGGAAGATTGCTGGTAGATATGCAAAAAACAAAGACCAACTTTATACATTAAATTTAATTTCGGAAGAGTTGTTGAACAATGAAACTGTTAGAGTTCTGACGCCATTGAATGGTAAACCAAATGATATTATCAAAAGTTTGATATCGAATAATTTAAAGAGTAAGAAATCATTTTTTTCTGAACCTTGCTTGATGGAGGTTAAATTGCTTGCGGCAAGAAAGAGAATATTTGATATTATTTCTATGTTATTGCCAAGGAGTGTATCACAAGAATTGCATTCTGCAGCAGAAATACCATCAGTTGCAAATCAAGTAAATAAATCTTTGTCTAAGATACCGCCAACACAAAAAGAGGGAGAGCAAAAACCTGCTGTTGGAGGAAGTGCTGGATTTTTATTCTGGGAAAATAGAAGAGGATTTAACTTCTTTTCAGTTGATACATTGTGCTCAAATAAGGAATCAAAATATTATAAATTTTCCAAACCTTGGGGTCCTTATGTAGAAATCATGGCAAATCAAGATGCTCCAAAGGATGAGAGATTTACAATAGGTGATATTAGATTTGATGATGAATTGGATCTGGTAACCTCATTAAGAATGGGAAGATATTCTACATTAATGTGCTTCTTTAATCATTCAACTGGACAATATGATGAAGTTGAATATAATATCAAAAAGGCATTTAAATCACAAAAGCATCTTGGATCTCAAACAGAACCAACAGTCATAAAAATTGGAAAGACAGAAACTCTTGCTGATTATCCAACTCGTATGATAACCGCTTTACTTGACCATGAAACATGGTATAATGAAGCAAAACCTGCTTCTCCATATCCACAAGATGGAGCAGTAAAACCAACTCCATATGGAGATAGACAACTAGAATGGGCTGCTCAAGCAATTGCTCGCTATGATAGTTTGGCAAATCAAACTGCTACTATGATTATTCCAGGAAACATAGAAATTTGTGCTGGAGATAAAGTAGATATTAGGTTGGCAAGTAAGTTGCCAGATGCTTCAAAAACAACAACACCATGGGATACCGAAAATAGCGGTGTTTATCTGGTAGTCGAAGCATCACATACTTTCTCTCAAATGCAAGGAGCAAATGGTAGATTTACTACCACCTTAAGAATAGCTAGAGATACTCATGGTATGCAAGATGCATCTTCAAACCATGGCACTAAATAATGTAACAGGAGGAAACTAAAATGGAAAATATTGACGCACATATTGAACAAGATAGGCGAATTCTTGATGATCCGCAAATCTCTCCACAATCACGCAGACATACACAAGAAGAACTTGCTGCTTTGGAAGCATACAAAGCAAAACACCCTGGCGAAGATCATGATCCAACCGCACTAGAACTATTTTGTGATAGTAACCCAGATGCTTTGGAATGTAGAGTTTATGAAGACTGAGTGATATGGATCAGGCATTATCACAGTTATTTCCAGTCCAGAGAATAGGAGCTGATGGTTTCAATTGGTGGGTTGGACAAGTAGAGGCAAAAGCATCGGATTTTCCCGAGAGTAAGGGTGGAGTTCGCTATAAAGTAAGAATAATTGGCGAACATCCTCAAAGTCAGGAACTTCTGAAAACCATTGATTTGCCATGGTGCAATGTGATGATGCCTGTCAACGTTCCTTTTATGCCTGGGAACGAAGGTGGTGCTGGATCCCAACTAGAAAAGGGGTGTTGGGTTGTTGGTTTTTATTTGGATCCAGAGAAGCAAAAACCTTTAATTTTGGGATCCATCGGACATACGCCTGGTGCTACAACTATTGTAAAAAATGAGAGACCAAAGGATCCTCCATTTACTAGGGCAATCTCTACTTCAAGAGTAAATCCAGCAAAAGATGGCAAACCAGCTCCAGAAAATCCATCTGGTGGACAATCAAACGTAACAAATAATCATGGCGGTGGATTAGCAGATGGAACAACGGATCAATCTGGAAATCCGAAAGTTCCAATTCCACCATCGCAGCAAACAGAAGATGAGGAAAAGTGGTGTCAATCTGTAGCAGAGAAATGTGATAAACAAGATCTGGGATCTGAAGTAAAAAGTATTCTCGGTGAACTCCTAGCAGCAACACAGGGTAATGGTGGGCAGCTTGGAGATTTTCTTGTTAATAAATCAACTGGAGAAATATACAACGTTATTGATGAAGCAAGAAAATACACAAATAAAATGATGTTTGTGATTAGGCACTTTATTGCTAAGGTGAAAGGATACATTATCCAAAAAATGGAGAATGCTGTTAAGGACCTTATTAATGCACTGTTAGTTCCAACAGAAAAGGGAAATGCTCTAACACCAGTAACTGAGTTCTTTAATAAGATGTTAAAGGATCTCGGATGTAAAATGGAAGATCTGGGAAATCGTTTAGCAAAGTGGTTGACAAATGTTTTAATGGATCTGGTAAGTCAGATTTACAGAGTAGTTACTTGTCAAATTGATACATTGGTAAATGGCATTCTATCAAAAGTAAATTCTCTTCTTGAAGATGTATTGTCAAGTGTTCTTGGACCACTTCAGGATATTTTGGGAGTGGTTGCGGGTCCTTTGAATATTATTGGTGGAGCAATCAATTTTGCCCTTTCATTACTTGGCATTTCTTGCTCTGGACCAGATCAAACTTGTTCTGAATATAAGAAAATCTGCACAGATGGAAGTAGAGAAGAAAAAGACGAAGAAGAACAAAAGAAACAAAAAGATTTTCTTGATGATTTAATTTCTAGTATTGATAATCTATTTCCATCAACTGGTGCAGATTATACATCATACACATGTGCCGAAGCTTACACTGGAAACCCACTAGAAGTTACTACAATTGGATTTACTGGTGGAGTTCCATTACCAATCTCCCTAAATCAAAATGTTTCCCAGTTGCCAAAAATTATTTACACAATTAGTGATACTGAAGTATTAGAAGGAGAGGATGCTGAGTTTACTGTATTGAGATCTGGATACACATCAGTGGCTTCTTCTGTCAAATATAAAACAATAAATGACCAAGGAACAGCAAAGTCTGATATTGACTATGAAAAAGTAAATGATATTTTAGGATTTGCTCCTGGAGAGACATCAAAAACATTCAAAGTAAAGACTTTCATCAATCCAGAGAAAGAAGCAAACGAAACGTTCTTTGTTTCTTTGAGTTTGAACAGTCCAGTAAATAATTCTGAGGTTACTACTGTATACAATAAGAATATTGGAAAATGTGTAATTACAGAATCTAGTGATCTAAAAACACCTTATAGCTCTCAATCGACAAATCCATCATATAATATTGATAAGGTATTTGATGGAATTATACCACCAACAGATACAAATGTCACGAGTGGTAATAACGCATTGGGTGGGGCAACAGATACTCCTTCTTACGAAGTTATAGCAGATAAAGTCACAGTAAAAGAGGGGGAATTTATTACATATACAATAAACACTGAAAATGTTCCTAACGGAACTCTAGAATTCTATACTCTTACTGGTGTTACACCAAAAGATATAATTGGTGGAACTTTGTCTGGAAGTTTTGTAGTAAGTCAAGGATCAGCAAAAGTTGTAATTGGAATTGCAGAAGATGATGAACCAGAAACAACCGAAACATTGACATTTACAATTAATGGTAACGGAGCAAATGCAAGTGTTCTGATTATTCCAAGTCAAGATGTAAAGGGTTCTGGATCAAATATCAGTGATTATGATGAAGGACTTGGTGATGTTGCAAAAACAAATTATATTGACTTTTCATTGCCAACTACAAAAACTCCAATCACTGATGGAAATGGTGGAATTATTGAAATACCGATTGACAATCCTGGATCACCTTGGGCAGAGCCACCATATGTGTTTATTGGTGGACAAGGATTGGGTGCAACAGCAAAAGCATTATTGGATGAAAATGGTTATCTAACGGAAATTCGCGTTCAGTCTCCTGGATATGGGTATAAAAAGAATTTGGCAGCAGAAAATAACATTCGTTGCATCATCGACACCTTTACTATTATTAGACCAGGAATAGGATATACAGAAACTCCAGAACTATATGTTGACGGTGAACTTGGAGTTGCTGAAGCAATTATAAATGATGATGGATATGTAATTGGCGGAAGAGTTTTGGATAGAACAAGAACATTTGATAAGTTTCCAGAAATACTCATTGTTGGTGGTGGTGGATATGGTGCTAAATTGCTTCCATCTTTAGTTTGTTTGGGACAGGATGCCCTGGTCACAGTTGGTGCTACAAAGATTGGCACTGGTCGTTATATTGATTGTCCATAGAGGTAGATTATGTCACACACAGATTTACATGCAAAAACAGAAAACTTAGTCAAGCAACCAGCTGCTTCTAAACAGACATACAATAATCTCAAAAATGGTTCATCCAAACCAACGACTGCTGATGAAACTCAAACGCTAACATCTGGTCCTCGTTATTGTACTGTATATAAAGGTGCTCTCACTGGAAGTCATATTTACGAGAGAATGCATCCAGATGGGCAGACAAAGGCATTGAGAATTGATGGTCCTGCAGATGGATTTTTTGCTCTTAACAACTTAGGAACAATTATTGTAGTAAGTGGAAAAAGAACAAAAGAACGTGGTCCAGGAAGTGGAAAATTAAACTTCCACAGTTATGGAGGAACACAGCAGAAACATGAAAGTAGATCTAATTATGAATATTCTGCTGGCGATGATCCAGAAAAACAAGCACTAAACATTATTTGTTATGGTGATGTGATAGAAGATGCGAAAGGATCGCAAAGAACCATTAAAGCATCAAAAATCATGATTGAGGCGACTGGTGAATTATATCTCAAAGGTCAGAATGTGATCATTGATGCTAATGGTGGATCTGGTAGTATTCAAATGTTCTCAGCAAATTTTGAACAAACAACCTCAAACAAAAAAGAAATTGTCAAGGGTCAACTTATGAAATATGGAGTTTCTGAAGAGACAACCATTCAATTCGATCCTCGTTCCTCTGTTAATGTTGTTACTCCTGGTCATGTCAATCATAAAGTTTTAGGTGATTATCAACAATGGATTGGTGGAGCATTTCAAAAGGTTGTAGTTGGAGGATTGCCAGTTCCTCCATTAATTAAAACGAGGGATAATGTCTATACAGTAAAAACTACGGGACCGCAGATATATCAATCGACTGCTGGTATTGCTCAGGTTGCTACTGGATCTGTTTCTGTAACTGCTGGTGGTGCCTTTTCAGCTAATGCTGGAGGGAAGGCATCACTTACTGGTGGATCTTCAGTTGCTATTACTTCTGCAGATAAGATTGATATTATTGGTGTAGGAAATGTGAAGATAAAGGGTGCTTTAATATATCTGAACTAAATATACCTAGT